GGCTGCGCCTTTGAATACAATCGCAAACGCTTCGTTCAAGCGTCGTTCAACCTGTGGATCGCGTGCACGGCCATCCGGTGATACATATTGCTTGGGTTTTTCTCTATCTTTCTTTTTTGGTCGTAGTGGTCGCTCTGTCAGTTTGGTCATACTGCTGCCAGTTGTTGACCTCCACCCTCGGGTTGTTCAGCACCAGCTTCTGCTGCTTCAGTAATCTGTCGGATGATCTCGGTCTGTTTCTCAATGCTCCGAACCAGCGTGGCCGGAACTTCCCAATTTCTAACCAGTTCAGTCTGCAATACTTCTGGATCAATTGCTAACTGCCCAGCTTGTGGCCCGAGTATACCGAGAAGATCACCGGCAAAGCCACGTATGCGTTCTATTTCCTCGAACTTTTGTGCTCGCGCTAATGGCGATTTGGCGACTACTCGAACCTCGCGGCCATCGAGTTTTGGCATTTCCAGCTTACCCTGTGCAGTCAGTAGGAAAATCACTCGTTGCAGCATGGGTGTGATCCATTCAAATAGCAGCCGTGAGTAAGGCGATCCAATCTGTTTCGCAAGGTTCTGCATTCGGGCGTTGATCTCAGTAGCCGATCTGGGTGTTTGATCGACTGGGCCGAAGTTCTCAGCAAACAATCCTTTGCGTATGTTTTCCTGCATCGAGGTTAGTACGAAGTCAGCGACATTGAAATCACTACCCATTTCAGTACGTTCAAGACCGCGAGAATCGGCTGGCCTTGCGTACACCGCGCCCGGTACAATTTCGACATTATCAGCATTGATATTGCCATCGTCATCGACCTGCCAGATACCGGATATCGACATTTGGGCGTTTTCTAGGATCATTTCCTCAACCATGTTCACGGTACGGATTGCCGGTAACAGCCGGATCAACTGGCCGCGGCCGTAAACTTCTCCAGCCGCAACCGACCACCGTGGCGTGATAAAAGGCCGTGCTCCCAAGCCTGCCATTTCATCATCAATGACCAGTGATTTATCTTCGGCAGCAACCACTTGATAGTGATAGGCGAGTTTGTTGCGGTCGTCCCAATTGCGATAACTGGCTTCTACCAGTGCGGTAGCGGCATCGGGATTGGATTTGGCTTTACCTTCAAGGTCTGACGAAATGGTGGCATCCGGCCAGATGGTTTTTATATCCAGAATCTTGACTTTCTCACGTACCCGGAATACACCATCGACTTGCTTAAATGGGCCAACGTCCCAATAGGAATGGCTTTGTGGAATAGTTTTGAAAGACAGCAATTCACCATCTCGGCCATCGTCAATGCTTTGTGTACCCCAGCCGATAGCCAGATCGGTTATCAGTTCATCGCCTTCGTTGTAAAAGTTGGAGTTGCCAATGGCTTCCCAGACGAAGCGGGATACTTCGTCGAGCTCACCTTGTAGCTTGTCGCGTTCTTGCTGGTTATTGACTTCAATTCCCGGCTCGAATCGAAACCATTGCTGGTGCGTCGGGGTCATCGCATCCTGCATACCGCTGTTAAATTCACCCAGACTGACCAGCGCCGTTTCATCGAAAATCTCACTGGTGCGATCTTCACCCGGGACCGAAGCATAAAAACCTTCGCGTGAGGGCAGTACCAGATCGTAAATATCCTGCCACAAATCTTCCCAATTACCGCGAGCTTCTTTTGATTTACGAAAGCGTTTTAGTAATTGGTCGCCAGACAGTTTCATGAGAAACCTTTGAAGCCACCGGAGAGTAGCGAGACTAAACCCCGCAAGCGGCGTCTTACAGCATTTTGGTCAGCAAAGTTCTTGGTTGCTTCGCGTGCAGATTCAATACGCAATTCTTTGAGTCGTTCAGTTTGTGCACTTTCGAGAGCGCGTTGCTCTGTGGTTGGTCCCTTCGGCCCTGATCCGAACATCGTCAGTCCTCCAATCGAATACAACCTCGCCACCAGCCGCGATGAGTTTACGATATAACTGGTATGGTGTCACAATCAGGTGGTTGTTAAAGCCCAGAAACTTAGCCATCATGTTTGAGCAATAGCTAATCAAGCCGGGTGAGCCGCCCTGTAAACCCTCGGGTTTTGGGTATTTTACAACTGTTGCATTAGCTTCCCCGGCGCTATCAAGAATTGCTTCAGCCTCGAACTCGAACATCATCATGATATCCAGCTTGCGCATTCGCCAATCCACCAATAACCAACGCAACACATACTCGTCCCAATACAGAATAAAGCAATGACGAAAGCCGGGGCGGGTATGGAATACCCAATCCCACCAGTAACGCTCGTCACGGTCAATAAAATAGATCAAATATGCATCCGGACCTTGTTGCGCTTTCTTCGCTTTTTGAATACGTCCCATCCAACTTTTGCCTTGTGTTTGGCTTGTCCTTTGTTCTTCGCCTGCATGATCTTACGACCCTCGCCAGCGCCCATGAATAAATATTGCAGTGCGTCGTGTGGGTGTGAGTATTTGTCTTTGAACGGAGTCAGTTCGTAACGGGTGGACCCTACGCCGCCGATCCTCCGGTAATGGTAACCGTTCCTGAATCCTTTAATCAGTACGTTGCATTGCGGGTGTACGGTCAGCCCCGGGTTGCCATCCACCATGCGACCTAATACCTCCTTAACGGTGTCAATTCTTACTGTGGGGTCGTTGGTCGGTGCACCATAGGCATTTACTCCATGTGCGCGAAGAATCTGAAATACGTTCTTTTTGTCTTTGCGTTCTGAGGTACGAGCAGAGCCGGACGGATCACCATAAATTTTCACCAGTTGATCCGGTGTCACCATCAACTCTGCCAGCGTGGCCTTGATGATCCCGGCGAATTGCTGTGTGGATACATCGTCAGGACAGATTTCACGAACAATATGCCACATGCCGTGTGCAGTACGTTGTGCTACTACCATTGCTGGGTAGAAACCAAAATCAAGACCGACCCAAAGGGTGCGGCCGGGCATCACATCAAATGGATTTTCGGCCTTGTGCGCTGCATCGGACCATGTTGGATACACTGGCTTACCCTCGGTAACAGAACCGAGTTTGTTCATAATGTAAACGTCGATCCAGTCTTTTGCTTTACCCGTGATGATTTTGCGGTAATATTCAGGCGTTAGATTTTTTGCATTCTCCGCATCAGGGTTTTTCTCATAACCAGTAACCTCGCCTTCGTCATTTTTGATCTCGAGCATAGCCGATGGCTGGGTGAAAAATTTCCAGCCTTCCGGCTTACGCAGCATGAGGGCTTCTTCCTCGCGGATAAACTCGGGCAACGGCGCATCACCGGACATGACAGCCCACCAGTGATCGTCCTCGGGCGCATTGGTATCTGCAATCATGCCGTACCACGTGGGACCACCATCACGCATGGATGGGAACCGCCCGACCCGCATAGTGCAGGCATCAATTATGACCTTGGGCATTTCCCGTGCTTCATTGGCCCAGACGCCGGTCAACTCCAACGAGAGAAGTTTGCGTATATCGTCCTCGGAGTCGAGCGCGAGAAAAATACATTCCATATCAATATCAGCGACGCGAATGTGGTGCGTATACGGTACGCCCCAACGAAAGGGGCCATAGACATTTTCGGGGAACCAGTCGAGCCAAGTCTTAATAGTCGTAGTTTTGAGTTGCGGGCCGGTGTTGCGAATGATGGCCCAGCGTGTGCGCCTGATGCCCTGTGCGTTAGGCTCTTGCTGTAGGGCACGGCGAAATAACTCAACTGCGGAACCTACTGACTTGCCTGATCCGACCGGCCCCCGAATGCCGCGCCAGAAGTCGTCGCATTTCATGTATTGGCGTAATACTTCACCGTCCGGCTTGTAATCAAATTGGTCAGCCACGATCTTCGCGCAGGATGGCCTTGCCGTTCAAGGCTCGAATGACTGATGGCAGGAAAAAGCGTTTCTTTTTTACCCACTTTGATTCAATACCTATCTGCTTTATTTTTTCTACTGTGCTGGGCAATAGCGAGTCGATTAGTTTATCGCACTCACGATCATCAAAGGCTTGTGCGGCGGCTTCTCGACTCAAGCCTTGTTCTTCACCGTACACCTTGCGCACGATGCGACGCAGTTCTTGCAGTTCAGGTTTTGTCAGCTTTTGAAGGTTTTCACCGGGCACTAGCTTGTACAACGTCCGGCTGGGCTTCTTCCTGTGCCTGATCTTCGGCTATCTGGGTTTCGTCCTCTGCCTGTACAGCGGCAGCAATTTCGTGATCCGGCAATGCAATTTTACGCCGCCGTTCCTTCTCACGTTCATCAAAACTTAAACCGGTTTTTTCAGATTCTTTGCGCCGCGCTTCCTTGTCTTCGGCGTAGTCTATGAGTTCTGCAATTCGGTTCGCGTGTTCAGCAATCTGTGTGCCGGTGTTCGATGCTTCAATTTCAGGGCTAAGACGTTTTGCTGATTCGTTGAGACTTCTTTTAATCTGCATAATAGTAATCTCTCATGGTCGGTGAGTGGGTCATATTGCACAGAACGTGCAAATTCTTCAAACGGGTTGTCTATGTAACCGTGTCGTAGCGAGTAAAGAAAGAACTTGAAATAGAAGCGCCACGGGCCTTCATGTTGAATCTGATAAGCGTGTTCGAGTTCATGGCGAAAGATATGCTCCGGTATCTCATCCAATGGCATCTTAAACATGATCCTTGGCCACAGTACAATACCGGAAACGCCCAAGCGCTGCATCCATTCCACGTTACCGATAAAGCGAATGTCTTTTTTCATCAACCACCCCAAATGATGCTTAACTGATAAGTTCCGCTCGCCAGTATAGTCGTACCGTCATCCTCCGACAATTCAATAAACAAAGTAGAGAAACGGCCAGTCTCAAATGGATTAACCAGTTCATTTTGCCATTCAAGCACTTGCGGTAGATTGCCCGAACCTTTAACAAAACCGAGCCAGACATTGAATAGTTGGCCAAAAGTGGGTTGTGTGCCACCAATGAGTGTGGCCCTCAGTTTCAGGTTTTCAAATAATCCGGATGGATTCTGTGAGGTATGCCATGTTTCGTTCTTGGCATTTGTCCAGTCGGTTAATGGAAAGACCTGAGTCAGTATTCCGGTAGTACTCTTTTGCTGGTACACATAGCCATCGGTTGCATCGAAAAGCACCCGTGCACGTAGCGTGTTCTGTGGTCGAAATTGCAATGGGTCGGCATCAAAAATAACGTGCACCGGATCAGCCAGATGTAATGCAACATTTGCAATATGCCCTTCGGCACTCATAAACAATGGCACGGTAATGCCGGGTGTGAAAAGCTTGCCACTAATTAGGAGATCGTTGCTGGATATCATTGCAGCTGTAATCTCAATGGTTGCCTTGCCAATGGCGTGTTGCATATCACCACTCATGGCCAGTGGCAGTGTAATAGTGGCGGTACGAGTTTTGAGTACGTCACCAACACCCACGGCAGTCGATAGCAGAGTCATGTTAATTAGCGCCTTGGCCTGCTTGATATTTACGTCTTTGCCAGAAGTATAGAAACCGCCTGCGCCATTTGAGTAGATATCCACCGAGCCATAGGCTTCATTGATAAGAATGCGTTTCAGGCCATTGATAGTGCCTGCGCCAAAAAATCCCTCGCTGCTAACGGTGGCAAAGGAAGCCACAAAATCCACGCTGCTGCTGTGTACTCGATTGCCGGCCGCTATGGTGAAACTTGTTATGCGTATATTGAGTGGTGTGGGTGATGGTGGTGTGGACGACATACTGACAAGTATCGTCATGGTGGCTTTACCAAACTTCAAGTCCTGAATCAAGTTTACCTTGGGCGTGATATTGAGCAGCGTAGTCATTACCCCCGGTGAGTTCAGGGGGCATATCGGTGTTAGCTTGCCAAAGGTTTCGCTCATATCGATATGGTCGCACGGCCCAATACGTGAGTGCCATCACTGTACCAATATAGCGACGGTGCTTTGTCATGTTTGCCACTAATTGTAATCGTGGCAGTAACCAGTTTTAGATTTCCAAATGCTCCTGTACCGCTTGCCTTGAAAGGAATGGTGATAGTCGCTGTACCTTGTAAGAAGCACAGTGTTTCACCGACTTTGCTTGCGTCCATTAGTAACGGCATGGTGATCGTTGCCTTTAACAAATGGGTTCCACTCGCAGCGTTTTCGTTTGTAATCAGGACTTGCGCCGATCCACTACCCGCTTGCTGCGTGGTACGGAATGGGCGGTGTCCTGTTAGTTGTAATATACCGGCTGGCGGTGACACAGTTCGACTACCGATGTTGGTAATGACTGTGGGTACCTTGCCGGTCAATACCAGACTACCAACTGGTAAAAACTGGATGGTCGTAATCAGGTTCATCAATTCGCCGGTAATAATCAGCGAACCAGCACCGGGTTGTACGATGTTAAACCCGACCTTTGGTGCATGGCCGGTAAATAACAATGACGATGGCGGCAGAGCAACGTCAGTCACAATCGCCGGATGTTCACCTGTAAGAATGAGATTGTCAGCAGCCGGTTTGCGATCAGAGACAATGCCAGTTTCGATTATAGTGGGTACATGGCCTGTCAGCGCCAGCGAACCTTGCGGTGGCAACTCGGTAATATTTCCAATGGGCTGCACAATCAGTGTTGGAATATGACCCTTTAGTCGCAGTCCGACCGGACGAATCGGTGCATGACCAAACAGGCTAAGTACACCTTTGCCGACCGGGATTTCAGGGAAGCGAACTGATTGACCAGTGATCGATAATGAGCCGGTGGCTGGCTGGCGAATGTGTGTAATCTGCACACTCGGCGCGTAGGTAGTAATGATGAGATTGTCGGCATCTGGCTTGAGAGCATCGGCAAGGATGGTCGGAATCTTGCCCGCCAGTACCAGCGATCCGGCGCCCGGTGCCGGGAAGTGATTAAAGGTTTGAACGATTGTCGGAACTTTACCGGACAGGACTAAGCTACCGGCTGGTATAGGTTCAATCGGTTGCTGTACATCGACTATTGGAATCTTGCCCGCCAGTACCAAGCTACCGACTGGCGGCAATCTCAGTACCGTAATGCTGACCGTGGGGATTTTTCCCGCTAGTACCAATGATCCCGCGCCCGGCGTTTCAATCGGTTGGTGAATATCGAGCGTGGGTATCTTGCCAGCGAGTACCAATGATCCTACTGGCGGAATAAATGTCTTGTCGCCACCCAGATCAGGTAGTTGTCCAGTAAGAATGAGTGAGCCAGTACCCGGTTGACGAATGTGAGTAATTTCAACAGACGGAATCTTACCCGACAGCACCAATGAGCCGACAGGTGGTGACGGAATCAGTGTCTTTTCAACACTCGGAATTTTGCCTGACAGGACTAATGCCCCGGTACCGGGTGTTGGAATCAGTGTTTTTTCGACGCTGGGGATTTTTCCGGCAAGCGTCAAACTACCCTTGGGTACGGGGATGGATTGTGTGATATTTACGCTAGGTGCAAAGCCTGTCAAAACCAGACCTACACCACGCTTCGGTATTTTACCCGTGAGAACTAACGCGCCGACCGGCGGGCCGCGTATGTGCGTAATCTCAACTGAGGGTGTGCGCCCGGTCATAATCAATGCATCGAAGCTGGGTGCAACCTCGATGATAATTTCAACCGAGGGAGCCTTGCCGGTCAGTACCAATGATCCGGCTGGTACCGCGATAAAAGTATCGAAACGTAGACTCGGAATATGGCCAGTGAGAGTTAATTGGTTGGGAGCATTGACTTGAACGCCAGTTGCCAGTGTCGGTATATCGCCGGTCAGTATCAGTGTGTCAATTCCCGGCGAGAGTGTAATGTCGTTACTAACGCTGGCAGCATCTTGTTCAGTGTAGGTGTTGTAGGCTGCACCGGCATTGGTAACACGCAGATCAATGTTCTCGCCACCAGACAAATCGGCGCTGCGGAACTGGATGGCATAGGCAAGTTCTATTTCACCAACGGCCAAAGTGACAGCCCCATTCAAACCATCTTCGGAGTACTCGCCGGTATTGAAAGTGCCGCCATCATTGGTGAGTCGTTCGGTGCCGGTCGGATCACTGTCGTCATCGCCACCAGCTACCGCACGCACATTCGATGAAGTGGTATTAACAGCATTCCAGCCAGCGCCATCAACATTGTATTCAAGCTGCACATCATCACTACCAGCACTCATGCCGGTAATTTTGAGTTTTACTCGCCAGAAGTAAGTCGTATCAAGAGTTAGAGCAAAACGAGTATCTTCAGTGCCGAGTTCAGTCGAGGTATTGTTGTCGGCACCATCGGCATACATATTGAAATGCGTTTGCTCGACAACGGCGGCACCCATCGGTGCAACCATCTGTAAGCATTTCAATAACCATTTCACGCAAAGGCTCCTTCACGTATCGGCCGGTCCATAGACTTGCGTGGTAGTCCGGGGTCTTTACGGGCATGTTTCACAATGGCTTCAAATTCGATGTCCGGCACCCATCGACCTTTAAGAACCTTGTCCGGCATGGAATGTAAAACGTGGTCAACCAGATCGGCAATCGTATCGAGGCGAAACCAGTCGTCTTTTTTGCAAATGTAATACTCAGCCGAGTGCAGTACCATGCGTCCGGTTTCATAAGCTGAGCCACGACAATCAGGAACTACAATACAAACGATGCCGACTGGCGAGGGTATATCGCGAACCTCGCCTTCAAAGGTCGAATCTTGGTAGTAAATGCGTATCAAAATTCTGGTCCAGTGGGTACTGGGATCACGATATCACCGACAGATAAGACAAACTGCACAACTTCATAGGCTGTAATAGCATCAGTTGGACCGCCGTTTCTACGCACGCGCACCGTATCATTGGCCGAGAAATCATAGGCACACATCTGAATAGAAAGGTCTTGATCTACTGTCGAATCATCACGTGGCACAGACATATTGCCGCCACCCATACCATGACCGCCACAAACAAGCGCCCTTGCCTGATCTATCGCAGTAATGCTATCAGTCTGTGACGCACTGGCTAGTGTCAATGCAGCTTCGCGCTGTACATCCCATTCGCTGTTTTGACATTCAACAACCTGAACATGATGCCGAGATACCGTAGAAGTAACAGTATCCCCTGTTAAGCTGCGACGGAAACGAAGCGTCGTTGTATCCTTCAAATCAACAATCCATGAATTATCTTCAATGTCAGGATCGTTAGCATTGGATTCAAAACTATGAATTAAAAATGTGTCAGCAAGAACAGTTGCAGAGATTGTTTCTTCGTGAACTAAATCGGTATTGGTCCCACGGGAAAAGTTTTTATGCTCTACAATGAACTCTGCGGAATCACAATCCACGACATATAAAAAGCCATTAGCATCACCGTCTGAACCTGTGTTTTGTCGTGATAGTTCTACATTTGTCGGTGTGGTTAGTGAGGCTTCAACAGAATGATTGTCCCAGTCACCTTCCTCTCCTGCGATCATCCCTGTCCCCATATCATGACTGTAAATAATAAAGGCTTCAGAGATAGCAGCGCCAACGCTGGTAATTGTGACATTTTTAGTAGCTACAGCGTCATCGAAATCAGTTACGGCAATCTGTTGAACATTTATTGTCGAATCAAACTCTACGACAAAAATCTCAATTATCTGATCTTCGGTGTCTGTTCTTAAATCTGCAATGACTTTGACTGCCGCAGTTCCGGCATTATTAATTAGCTGAATTTTATATGTTATTCGATCCGAAGATTTTACATTCGGGTTTTCCGCCCAATACGCAGAATGCCAAGGAACGCACTGAGTCTCGTCCTGCCCTTTCGATAAATTCTGTGTAACAGGTTCAGAGGCGTTATCTAGGGTTATTGTTACTTTTTCTACAGTTTTAACAATTCCAGCCATTAGAGTGCCTGCCTTTTGATAGCTTGTCCGCTACGATCATCCAGCGTCATAGTCAAAACATTTGTTTGTCCATCGTTTACGTCCGGGTCTTCAACGGCCGTAGGAAAATCAACGCTGCCGAGATTATCCCAGCGAAATCCGGCCCCCGGATTTGTCAAAGTAATGGTTTGCGGGCCGTTATTTTTTGGATTAAAAGCGGCTGCTCCATTATCGAACTCACGGAAGTAAACACCATTTTGAAACGAGTTATAACCCGATGCTGTATTGCCATAATTCGGTCCCGTTTTCGCTTGGCCAAGGTCGAAGTCAAACTCATTGCACACTAACGGCCAACCAGTCAACGTAACGCCATCTTTCATGCTTAGGTAATGGCCATCCTGTAAACAAATACAAAGACAGTAACGAGTCCAATCTGTTTCAGATACTCCTGACGGTTTTGTATCATTATGACAGTCAAATAATTCGTAGGTTCTTGTACCGGCTGCACGACTTATGGCGTTAAGTGTCATCTGCCGTTTCATCACCTGCATCATTCCATTTTCATTTGTAGCAAATTCTTCATGTGCAAACGTAGCACCAATAAGAAACTCGGAATTTGGACCCTCCACCAGATCATAAAATCGCGGTGGCACTCTAGCGAAATTAGTTGCATTGGTTATATTAGCTGAGTAGTTTCCCATTAGGATGAAACTTGGTTCCAACGCCCGCCACACATTAACGTGTTCAACGTGTCCTTTCGTTACCCAATCAATAACCTGTGTGCCGTTGCGATTTTCATTGACACCGTCACCGTCCCAATCCGCAGTTACTTTTCCTCTTACGTCCATTACGTCAAAGAATAAGCCAT